ATTTTTTAATTAAATTGTCAGATTTTCTATTGATTAATCAAAATTAAATTGATATAATGACAGTGTAAAGGTTAATAGACTATTATTCTCCCTTTATATATAACAACATGAAGACAGGAGGTGAATCGGATGGAAAAATTACATTTTCGTAAAAGTGAGGTGATTGCCTATTTAGAGGAGAAAATCCTTTCAAATATGGCAACTGAAGATGAACTTGAAATGTACCAAGATTATAAGTGGAATAAAAAATTAAACAAAAATAACTATACATACAAAAAACTAATCAGAGAAATGAGGGAATGGTATTAAAAAAGGAGGAGTATTTAATTTGACAATTGCTTTAGAAAAACAGGTTTACATCTACTCTGTGGACACATCTAGTTTCTACAATGAGAATGAACAGAAAATACATAAGAAATTATTAAAATCTTATAGATATAGAGATCATTTAAAGAAACTTGATGGAAATGTTAGTAAACATAAGAAATACATAAGCGAACGAATAAATTCATTAAAAAATAAATTAATATTAAACATAAATAAAAATAGTGATATTAGAAATTTAAGAAAAGATTCATTAAAGAAAAGCAATGTAATTTCGCTGTTTGATTCAGTATTGACCAGAGTATTGAAAATTGAACAAAACTCATTGTCAGAAGATATTTTTGTAGTTCAGGCTTATTACTTTCAAGTGTTAGAAAACATAATTAAAAATGGATTTATACATAATGGTGAGAAATACATCTATCTCACCTCAAGTGCAGGACAGATTAGAACAAAACGTTCTATCTTCATAAAGGAATCACTTTGGAATCAACATAAAGAAACTTTAATGTGTGGATTAACTATTGAGGATATTAATGATCAAGGTGGAGTGAATATCAATAAGTACCAAGCTTACCTTGCCCTTTCCAATAGTGCTACAGATGAGTGGAAAAACTTTAATATCGAAAGAAGTATTGTGGTTAATGATTTAGAAACAACTGTACATAGTTTGGTAGATTATATTGACCGTGAAACTTATAAGATTACTAGACAAGAAATGGATATTCCAATTGAACATACAGATGGTTGTGGAATGATACTTCCGAAAAAGTCTAAGAAAAGTTTTATGTGTCGTTTACCTTGGATCAAAGGATTACTAGTCCCATTCCCTTTTGACAAATTTGCTGAAGAACATGATTCTTTTGTCGTGAAGGATATCTATGGTAAAGAGTGGGATATCGTAAAGGACAATATTGAAGTAATTTTCACTAAATCTCAGTTTAAGATGTGGAAGTATTATCAAGATTGGAATGACTACAAAGATAAATTTGTAAAACACAACTGTCAAGCTGCTAAATTGAACGAAGAAGATGTTTCTGCTGATGCTAACCTCAACTATCAAATGATACAAACTTTAACTGATATGACTGATGAAGAATTAGCAAAAATAAGTCAAAGTACTGTTGAAGACATTTTAAAAATTGGTAGCGACAAAGAAACAATGCTTCGTATATTAGGTGCTACTGAAACGAACAGAAGAAAGAATTACTTTCAACAAGCATTGTCAATTTATCCTGAATTACTAAATGATGAACATTCTAAGCAAGTTATTAAGGATAAAAAGAAACGATTAATTAAAGATGCTCGTGCTGGAAAGTTAAATGTTAAAGGGAAATACACATTCCTTATTCCTGATCTTTACGCATTTTGCGAAAGGTTGTTTCTAGGAATTGAACAACCAAAAGGATTACTTAATAACGGTGAAGTGTACTGTGACCTATTTGACGAAGGTAAAGTTGATTGCTTACGTGCGCCTCATCTATACAGGGAACATGGGGTTAGAAATAATGTACTAGATGAAGAAAAAGCAAAATGGTTTATCACTCGTGGAGTATATACCAGTGTTCATGATCCAATAAGTAAGATTTTACAATTTGATAATGATGGAGATAAATCCTTAGTTGTCAGTGACAAGACATTTGTTGAAGTCGCAGAACGAAATATGGAAGGTATTGTACCTTTGTATTATGAAATGGCTAAAGCCCCTGCTGAACAAATAAACAGTGAAGATATTTACAAAAGTTTAGTTTCTGCGTACAAGGCTAATATCGGTGAGATTAGTAATAACATCACTAAGATTTGGAACAGTGACAATGTTAATTTGGATGTTATTAAATGGCTTTGTATGGAAAACAATTTCACCATCGACTTTGCAAAAACGTTATATATGCCAACTAGACCAGAAGATGTCAATCAAATTATCTCAAAGTACATAAAAGCTAAAGTCCCTCACTTCTTTGTTTATGCGAAGGATAAGGAAGAAAAAAGTGTTGAGAAATTAAATGAAAGTGTGGTAAATAAATTAGAACGCTTTTCTCCAAATAAACGACTTAATTTTGTAAAAATTGTTGGTAATTTAGATTACAAAATGCTTATGAAAGATAAAGATGTGGATTTAGATGAATCAATTATCAATGAATATATCAAGTTGGATCAGGGTAAAAAATGGAGAATCAAGAACCTAGTCAACTTAAAAACTGAAAATAAATTATATGTATATAACCTAATAAGAGATGACTTATTGCAGATAAACGGTGACACATCATATATTGTCGATGTTTTGGTTAAGTATCTTTATGTTCACAGGAATAGTAAATTTAAAGATACCTTGTGGTGGTCATTTGGTGATGTAATATTAGAAAATTTAATTTTCAATTTAAATGTTTCTGAAGAATGTTACGATTGTGGTTGTAGGTACAGACAAGTGAAACAAAGGCAAGTAAGGTGCGAAGGTTGTCAAAAAGAAAGAGATAAACTGAATGCACGTTTAAGAAAAAGAAAACAAAGAAAGGTAAATTAATTAAATAACTCAGCGTGACATAATACTTATTAACAACCACGATTTTCATTGATATATCAATGTTTATAAGACTTGTAAGTTATTATTTAGATAATCGTCTACAAAGGAGGTAAATGCTAATGTACAAGATTAAGAGCAAGAGTCTCTCCTATTTTATTTTTTAATCAAAATTATATAAATAATAAAATCTACCTACAGAAAGGTATGTAGCCCATGACAAAAATTTATATTTTGGATACTAACGTTTTACTTTCTGATCCAAACGCATTGTACACTTTTGAGGATAATGATATTATCATACCTTCTGTGGTGCTACAAGAATTAGATTCAAAGAAAAAACTCATGGACGAACTTGGACGTAACGCACGTTATGTCAGCAGACAATTAGATAAATTAAAAGGAAAAGGTAAATTACATTTAGGAGTATCATTGCCTAATGGTGGTTTTTTAAAGGTTGTATCTCCTCCGAAAGAATCTGAAGTGTATGACTCTTTCCTAAATGATTCAGTTGATACAGCAATTGTTGCACTAGCAAATGAGATTCAAAAATCTAATCCAGATACACCTGTAATTATCGTATCAAGAGATGTATTAGTTCGTGTTAAAGCTGATATGTACGTCCTTGCTGAAGATTATTTAAATGATAAAGTAATTTCTGCAAAAGATGATAAATATACAGGCTATACAGAACTTGACGTTGATGGAGAGGACATTGATATCTTTTATAAAGAAAAGAAATTAATTATGCATGAAGAATTCCCTGAAAATCATTTTGTTGTACTAAAGTGTGGAAAACAAAGTGCATTAACAAAGTACTCAAATGGATTTGTGTATCCATTATATAAATATGATGAAGATAAAGCGGTTTATGGTTTATTTGCAAAGAACTTTGAACAGAGATTAGCATTGGATTTGTTGCTTGATGAGAATATTCCACTTGTAACGTTATCTGGTAAGGCTGGTACAGGTAAAACTTTACTTGCGTTGGCGGCTGCTCTAAGTCAATCACAGGATTCTGACAAATATAATAAGGTTCTTGTAGCAAGACCAATTGTTGCAATGGGTAAAGATTTGGGTTATTTACCGGGTGAGTTGAACGAGAAACTTGCACCTTGGATGCAACCTATCTATGATAACCTTGAGTTTTTGTTTAACTGCAAGAATGAAGAAGAGTTTACTAAAATGCTTGCAGGATATCAAGATATGATTCAAGTTGAAGCATTGACTTATATTCGTGGACGAAGTATCCCTAAACAATTCATGATTATTGATGAGGCACAAAACCTAACCAAACATGAAGCTAAGACAATTTTAACTCGTGTTGGAGATGGAACTAAAATCGTTCTTGTTGGTGATCCAGACCAAATTGATAATCCGTACTTAGATGCTTATTCCAATGGACTTACATATGTAATTGAAAAAATGAAACATTTAAAGCAAACTGGACATGTAACCTTATCCAAAGGTGAGCGTTCCGATCTTGCTCAATTAGCAGCAGATATTTTATAGACTACTTTCGAGTAGTCTTTTTTGTTTTAAAGGGATTAAAAGGAGGGTTTTATAGTGGCTAAAAATAAAGATTCTTTTACAAAAAATCGTACAGGTGAATTTGATTTAAGTCAAATGACCATTACACATATCGATCCTAAAACAGAGGTAAGAACTGTATATAGTATTATTGATATTTTAAAACCTTTAGATGGTGAACTGATATCTCTAACTGTTGCAGCAGATACAGAAGCACTATCTGTTGAAGAGGAATAACCTATGACAGATTATAATTTTGATAAATTACAAGGTGAAACTAAATTCAGGCATTTGGTTAGACTTGCTATTGCAAAATTAAATAAAGAGCATCCATTGGATTGGTTAGAATTAGTGGATATGTTCAATCTTGACTATTCTGCTGAAACACTGCGTAAAAAATCATACGGCTGGAAAGATTTCATTGAGAACGAAGAATTGGAAAAATTAAATACTGAAGAAGAAATTACTTATAAAGAAACTACAGAAATATTATCAAATGGATCACATAAATCTGACAAACTTGTTAGAATGACTGCTGAACAATCTAAGGATGTCAATTATTTGCTTGCTTCTCATGGATTTGATGATGAATCGTGGGAATTAGTAAATGCAAAAAATAACATTTGGAACGTACATAGTAAGCAAGATGGTGTACAAACTCTTTATTCAAGCAAAATAACAGTCAAACCTAAAACTAATGCTTTCGATTTTAATAAGTTTCTTGAATTAATTAGTAAAAAGGTCGAACCAATTACTATTGAGAAGAAATCAAGTGGTAATTCTCCTTCTAAATTGTTAGAGATATCTTTATATGACATGCATTTTGGTGTGTCCTCTCTTGAATATTATAAGAATCATTTACATGAAATCGTATATAGGATTCAGTCACGATCTTGGAAAAAGATTTTGTTCGTTATTGGTCAAGACCTATTACATAATGATAATTTCAAAGGTCAAACAGCTAATGGAACTTTTATTGAAAAAGTGAATATGGAAAAAGCGTTTAATGAAGCACTGAAATTCTATGTGACTTTAATTACTGAAGCAATGAAACATTCTGAAAGTGTAGAGTGTAGATATGTAAAAGGAAATCATGATGAATCAATTAGTTATGGATTCTTTAGAACTCTACAAGCTACATTCCCTCAAGTTGAATTTGTCGGTAATTTAAAACAACGTACTGCTTTTACTTGGGAAAAAATATTTATTGGTTTAACTCATGGTGATAAAGGTGCTAATAGAATTGTAGAAAATTTTATTTCTGAATACGGTAAATTAATTGCACATGCAGAAGTTAAAGAAATACATGCTGGTCATATACATACCGAAAAGTCTAATGACAATTTCGGTATTATGAAAAGATCGCTATCTACGGCTAATAAAACAGATGATTGGCATGATGACAATGGATTCATTGGTGCTAATAAACGTTTTCAATTGTTCGAATATTCACCAAATAGTTTAGATGCAATTTATTACGTTCAATAAAAATTAATCGAATAACAGATATCACAGTCAGACTGTGCGCTATCTCCGAAAAAGGAGATGATTTAATGTCAGAAATGAATTTTGTTCAAATGGATAGATTCTTAGACGAAATGAAAATTAATGCTGCTCTTAGAGATAGACGTATTTTTCTAAGTGATGAAGTTGATAGAGAATCTATTTTTAAAGTTTGTTACTTATTAGATAGACTTGAAGAATTAGATAAATCTAGTGGTGTTAAAAAGCCTATCGAAATAATTATAGATTCATATGGTGGATATATTTATCATGGTCTTGCTTTGATTTCAAAAATCCTAACATTGCGTGAAAAAGGATATAAAATTATTACTACAGTAAATTCTGTCGCTATGTCAATGGGATTTATGATTCTTTTGTGTGGTTCAGATCGTAGAGGATTAAAACATTCTCGAATTATGTGTCATCAACCCTCTTCTGCTTCTTGGGGTACTCTTCAGGATATGGAAGAATCTGTTGAAGAAACACAAGCACTATGGAACAGATTAAAAGAATTAATAATTAAATATACAAAAATTACAGATGAACAATTAGAGGATATTAAATCAAGGAAGTATGACTGGTTTATGTGGAGTGAAGAAGCAGTTGAACTTGGTGTAATTGACCATATCATTTAGGAGGTTAGATTATGGAAGAACAAGTAAATGAGCAAATTTTAGAGATTGATGCTGATCAATTAGAACAGTACATGAGTGGTTCTGACAAACTACCTCCTATCGAAATTCCTTTTGAATTTTATGATACTGATCAATTTTATAAAGGTATTGCAGATACATCTCATATTGCAGGAGTAATTACTGCATTATTGAACACAGGAGTATCAGAGTCATTTGTACTTGATTTTCTATTGAGCAGAGAAACAATTGCTCATAATGTTAAAGTAGCTGAAATTAATAAAGAAATGAATATTGATGTTGCTAAAAATGCTAAATTAACACAAGAAAAATACGAATTATAATTAGAGAACCCCTTACACAGCGTTCACTTTTTCTAAGATTAAGTGAGCGTTGAATAAGGTGTTTTTATTTGAATAAAAGGTGGTGAGTACTGTGGTTCGTGGAAAACAAGTTAGTGTAAAACTTACCTGTTCGTCTTGTGGTAAAGAAAAGAACCCAACTGATTTTTATGCTTCTAACTCCCCTTTCCATAAGCACACAGGAAAACTATCTGTTTGTAAAGAGTGTTTTTGGGAGTTTATTGATAATGATATTGAAAAATTAAAGATTGCATTACGCATGGTTGATAAGCCATTTTTAGTTGATATTTTACAAAGTTCACAAGATGAGGCAGAACGAGATAATAAAAATTTAATTAAACTATATATGAAAAACATAGGTATGCCACAATATAAGACGTTTAATTGGTCAGACAGTGTTTCCAACAATGAGAAGGAATTTAATATCACTGTTGAAGATTCCAGTTCATTTGATGAAAACTCATTATATAAAAAATGGGGACGTGGATATGCAGCAAGCGACTTAGAATATCTTGAAAATTTCTTTGCTGAGTATGCTCATAGTTACGCAACTGATACTCCTGTACAAGTTAACTTATATAAAAATATAGCTAAAGTCCACTTGCAAGCAGAGAAAGAATTGTCTGCAAATCAAACGAAGAACTTTAAAGACCTTATGGAATTGTCATCCAAATTACACAATGACGGTAATATTAAACCTATTCAATCAACTGGTGCAAATGATGATAAAGGTCTGTCAACATACGGACTTTGGATTAAGACTATTGAACAAGATGAACCTTGTGAATTCTTTGAAAATCAACCTATTTATGAAGATTATGATAAATTTAAGAAATACATTGATGATTGGTTTGTTCGTCCATTTAAAAATATCTTTAACATTTCTAAAGACTTTAATGTTAGGGATGATGACGAATAATGGCTGGAATCCAAAATTATGAAGTAGATAGGAATAAAAATTCAAAAGGTCAAAATGCTTTAGCAAAAATTCAAAGTGTAAGTAAAACCAAAGAAAATCAAAGTAAGAATGTTCGCATGAGAACACAAATGAAAAAATGGACTAGTTTTTATAGGTTGAATATTCATAGATTCGTAGGACATTATTTTGGTATTGAATTATTTTTCTTCCAAAAAATATTGCTTTTCTTTATGAATTTGAACACATTTGTAATGATCGTTGCTGCTCGTGGATTATCAAAATCGTTTATGATTGCGATATTCGCCTGCGCTAGATGTGTTCTCTACCCTAACACAAAAGTAATCATTGCATCCGGTGTAAAGAAGCAAGCAAAGTTAATTATAACGGAAAAAATAGAAAAAGAATTAATGCAATATCCTAATTTAGCAAGGGAAATAAAACAAGTTAAATCATCATCTAATGATGCAACGGTTATTTTCCATAATGGATCAACTATTGAAGCTGTAACTTCCAGTGAGAACTCAAGGGGTTATCGTGGGAATATTCTCATACTTGAAGAGTTTCGTATGATTGATGAAGGTATTTTAAACACAGTTTTAAAACCTTTCCTAAACGTATACAGACAACCTCCATATTTGAAGAATGAAAAGTACAGTCATTTAAAAGAAGAAAACATTGAATTGTATATAAGTTCTGCTTGGTACACATCACATTGGATGTGGAAATCCATGCAAAACGCAAGAGACATGATGCTCAAAGGAAAAGATGTTGCATTATTTTCATTAGACTATCTAACATCTATCCATCATGGATTATTGAGTAAAAAACGTATCCAGAAAGAACGTGAGGGTTCAGATTTCGATGAAATCAGCTTCCTCATGGAGTACGAGAACTTAATGTACGGTCAAAACGAAAATGCTATTTTCAAATTAGAGGATATCACGAAAAACCGAAAATTAAAGAACCCTTTCTACCCTATCAAGAACATTGATTATGTTTCTAATAAGAACAGTAGGAAAAAGGATAAAGATAAGCTACGTGATGGTGAAATTAGGGTTATTGGTGTGGACGTTGCCTTGATGGGTGGTAGTGCAAACGATGCTACAGTTGCTACTTGTGTAAGGCTTATACCAAATGGTGACAAATACCTTAGAAAAGTTTCCTATATAGAAACTATAGAAGGTGGTCATTCTGAAGACCAAGCAATAAGAATTAAACAATTATTCGAAGATTTTAAAGCGAGTTATGTTGCACTTGATACTCATGGTAATGGTATGGCTGTTTATGATCAATTGGTTAAAGTTAACTATGATGATCAAAGAGATGTCGAGTATGAAGCATGGTGTGCTTACAATGATGACGAAATGAAGGCTCGTGCAAAAACACAAAACCCACTACCAGTTGTATTTTCTATCAAGGCTAATAGTAGAATAAACCATGAAATTGCTACTTCTTTAAGGTCTAATCTTCAAAGTTCAAATATTGAATTATTAATCAATGAAATTGAAGCAAAAGATAATTTATCTGATAGAAAAAACTATTTAGATGCTTCTATTGAGGATAAAGTTTTAATGGAATTACCTTATGTTCAAACCACGCTGTTAGTAAATGAATTAGTTAACCTTGAACATCAAATTGTAGGTGGATATATAAAGATTACTGAAAAAGCTGGTAAACGTAAGGATAGATACAGTTCATTAGGTTTTGCAAATTATCTTGCTAAAATTCTTGAAGGTGAAAACCTAGTGGATAGAAGTCATAACACAAACTTTTCAGATTACATGTTCTACAACTAACCTTAACGTACAGGAGGTGAACAAATGCCAAGACAAAAGAAAGAAACTACTGATCAGCCTCAATCTATTCATTATGACGAACGTGAAATGATTCAGTTTGAGAGATTATCAGAAGGTATATACGCTATAAATTATAAAACAAAACCTACTTATATCAAATACTCAAAAGAACAGGTAATGAAAGCACTAGAATCTTCTAATACTAGTAGTTTGAGAATCATGTCTAATTACTTTTTCAATGTAAGTGGTGAATATAGGAGAATACTACACTACTTC